AACCCGCGCGTATAATGTCAAACAATGGAATTTTCACTTACCAAAAGATCAAGCAACAAGGCCCTTAAATTACTTGGGTATCAAAAAGCCGCTGAGGCTGTTATAGGATTTGAAAAAGGTAGTCGAATCATTGGTTTAACAAAGGGCCAATTTTCTTTACTTCATTTGATTACTGAGCTTTTAAAAAAAACAGGGCCTGCAGAGTTAATTATTTCTACTTGGTCGGCTGGCGTATATGAAAGTTCTGCTCTATCCGAAATGGTAGAAACTGGATTAATACTTGATATTTTAATCATAACCGACAGATCATACGCAACTCGGCAAAAACAATATGCTATTACTATTGAGCAGGCTTTTGGCAAAGCTCGAATACGGACTACAAATACGCATGCAAAGTTTGTTTTGATAAAAAATGACGAATGGTCTATTTGTATTCGGTCAAGCATGAATCTTAATGAAAATAAAAGATGTGAAAACTTTGATATTGACGATGACATAGACATATTTAAATTTTATAAAGATTTCTCAAGTGAGATTCTTGATGTTATGCCTGAAGGCTTTGTTGATTCGCGTACCATTGTTGATCCTGCTTTTGATAAATTAATGAATGGCGCGTTATTTCAAAAAAAAGAAAGCAAAAAAAATGGATTTCAAATTGTAGGGAAAAATGGTGTAATTAAAAAAGGTGAATTATGAAAGGAGGGCCAAACAGGGTAAAATCGCTCAACGAAAAAAAGGCTGCTGGTACTTATCGAAAAGATCGGCATGAAAATATTATGGAGGGTTTAGTAAAAACCTTATCAAATATTCCTGATCCTCCAGATCATTTTGATCAGCGCCACATTGAAAAATGGAATATTATATGTTCTGATCTTTTGCAATATGGCTCCTTTTCTTCTCTTGATATTGATATGATTAGAATACTTATTGAGAATATTGTGATAGCAGAGGATGCTTGGGCTTCAATAAATAAAGATGGCGCTGTTTTATGGGTTGAAATGGCTGGAGGCTCAAAGCCGATAAAAAATCCTGCTCACAATGTGTATATGGATTGCATGAAAGTAATTAAGTCAATATCAGAACAGTTTGGCATGACGCCAAAATCAAGACAATATTTAAAGGCTGTAAAAGCGCCGGAAAAGGAAAAAGACCCGTTTGAAGAACTCTTGCAAATGACGGCGGCATTTAACAGCGAAAAACCAAAAAGCAAGCAGCCTAAAGCGTGATGCTGGAGAGGTACGAACAATACATGGATGACGTTATATCGGGCAAAGAAATTGCCTGCAAATGGGTTATTTTGGCCTGCAAACGGCAGCAAAGTGACCTAAAGCGCGATATAACGGCAAACTTTCCGTACTATTTTGACCGGGCGGCCGCTTTCCAGGCTATTCGCTTTTCTTCCATGCTTCGCCACGTCTCAGGTAAGTGGGCCGGGCAACTATTCGACCCGGAGCCGGATCAATGTTTTATTTTGGCCGTTGTTTTTGGCTGGAAAAATGCAGAAACCGGACACCGCCGCTTCCGTCGTGCCTATTGTGAAGTTGCCCGTAAAAACGGCAAAAGTTTTATGGCTTCCGTTATCCAACTAATCGGGCTACTGATGGATAACGAAAGCCGGGCGGAGGTTTACAGCGCTGCAACAACACGCGACCAGGCGCGCATTGTGTTTGACGTTTGCAAAGATATGGTTACCCGTCTTTGTCAAGATTCGCCGGCTATTGCAAAGCGGATCCGCGTGTTTGCCCACAGTATTGTGAATCTTGAAACGCAGGGCAAAATCGCACCACTATCCAGCGATGCTAAAACGCTCGATGGCCACAGCCCGCATATCGCTATCATTGACGAATACCACGAACATCCGGATAACAAGGTACTAAAGGTTTTGGAAACGGGGATGGGCGCGCGCTCGCAGCCTTTGTCTTTTGTGATCACGACGGCCGGATTCAATATTGAAGGGCCTTGTTACCAGTTACGCAAAACAGCCTGCCAAATATTGGACGGGGTGAAAGAAGACCATACCTTTTTTGCTGCTATTTACACGCTGGATGAAAAGGATGACTTCAAAGACCGCAAAGTTTGGAAAAAAGCAAACCCGCATATCGGTATCAGTCCGTCGTGGGAATTTATGGAGGCCGAATACACGAAAGCCATAAACGAAGGACAAGCGGCGGAGGTACATTTTCTCACAAAAAACCTAAACGTCTGGACGTCTTCATCTTCCACTTGGATACAAGCGGAAAAATGGCAGGCACTCGAACGTCCTGTTAATTGGCGTGACTTTATCGGCATGCGCTGTTTTGCTGGTTTTGACTTCGCGGAGGTTTATGACTTTACGGCGCTTTGCATCGTATTCCCTCCAAACGAATACGAAGGCGAATACTACATGCGCTGGCACTTTTGGTATCCCGATGATCGGGCCGACGCGCTCAGCACCTCAGCCGGGGTACCTATCCGGCAATGGGCGCGCGACGGTTGGATCACGCTAACAAATGGCGATATGGTGGATATTGAAGCGGTAATCGAAGAAACGGCGCAAACGCACGGCAAAAATTACAAGATTGAAGCCGTGGCTATTGACCCGTGGGGCAGCAAGACAAATCTGCTAAAGTTAGCGGAGGTAGGTATGACAATTTACGAGGTAAGGCAGGGCTACCGTACTATGTCGCCTGCAATTACGGATTTTGAAAGCCTTTTAGGCAAAAAACGGCTTGTACATGACGGCAATCCGGTGATGCGCTGGATGATGAGCAACGTGGAACTAACACGCGATCCGGCTGGCAACCGCAAACCCGACCGCGTGCGCCGGGATGCCAAAATAGACGGCGTGGTAGCGGCGCTGATGGCTTTAGCGTTGGCCGTTGAAGGCAGCCGTAACGTAGGCGGATCTTATTTGTTTGATGAAGAAACCCAACTTATTACGATATGAGTTTTAAATTTCCTGAATCAGAGCACGCGCATAAATGGCTTAATGGCCTAAAAGGCTTAGAGATCGGCGGCTCGGCACACAATGCCTTCGGGCTGGATACGCTAAATGTTGACTATACCGATGACCTTACAACGATATTTAAAAAAATGGAAGTGGAAATATGCGGCGAAGCCATGAATGTAGATATAGTGGCAGACGCCTGCAATATTCCGGTGCCGGATAAATCCTTCGACTTTGTAATTTCTTCGCATGTGATTGAACATATATTTGATCCTATCTCAGCTTTAAAAGAATGGAGTCGCATAGCAAAGCAATATATCTATATGATCGTACCGCATCGGTACGCACTTGAAAGCGATCGAAATAAGCCGTTGACCGATTTGCAGGAATTTATAGACCGGCACGCCGGTATAATTACGCCGCCAAATGAGGATTTGCATGAGCACTATTCCAGATGGACGCCTGCCTCATTTGAAGCCATGCTTTTGTATTTTGGATTTGAGGTAGTGGATATGCTGTCAACAGACGACAAAGCAGGAAACGGATTTACTTTCGTAATTAAACCTTTATCAAAATGAAGCCAGCCGTACTTTTGATGTATCGCAATGAAGCAGACATAATTTATCAAACCCTCAGCCATTGGTGGACGCTCGGCATTAGCAATTTTTATTTGATGGACAATGCCAGCACGGATGAAAGCAATATGGAGGTACAGCGCTTTATAAATACGCACCGCTGTACAGTAAGGTACTTTTATACTGATAAATCCAATTGGCCGGGGCGCGAAGTTTACAATGAACTGAAAAACATAGCGCTAAAAGACGGCTGCGATTGGATATTTCCGATTGATGCGGATGAGCAACTGGCTTTGCCTTCTCAATTTGAACAGGTGCAGGAATGGTTAAGCACGCTAAATCCGGACACCCATTTTTGCGCATACCTCATACCCTACTTAGACATATTCCCGACTGGTCGGAAAATGCATAGTCCGCAGCAAAAGGTATTTGGGCGCTTCGCAGCTGATTGGGTAATATCGTACGGAAACCATGTAATCGAAAACACCAAAATGGATCAGGTTTACGGCGCATATTATCGCCATTACCCGGTACGATCTTACGAGCAGTTTTATGCCAAAACCACCAACTACATGAAAGCAATGGCTAACAATGAACTCCTTACAAGCCATCCGCACGCTCGCAACTATCAAAGATGGAAGGCCGAAGGTGACGCTTTTGTACAAAAATTATATGACGAATGCTTAAATACGCTTACTTGGCCGCCGGAATAGTTGGTATTCTGATGGTTGTAAATTTTCTCAGACATTTTTTTACCGATCATCCGAAAGTTGAGGATGACGACTTCCCAAAATTTATTTAAAAACGAAACACAATGATAAAAGCGCTGATAATTGAACCCACAAGCCTTGCACCGGTTAACTACTGGAGGCTTTACAGGCCTCTGCAAATGATGCGCCGCCGCTACCCTAAAGATTTTGTCTGGGAGGTAAAAGACAAAGTCCAGGAAGGTGATCTGATGATGTACGACTGGCTTATTTTGGCCCGACCGTCTAAAGCGCCGGAAATGGAACTCATTGCAACGGCCAAAAAATGCGGGCTGAAAGTAGCAGTTGACTACGATGACGACCTGTTAAACATCCCGGCTGTGCACCCGGCATTCGGAACATTTTACGACGAAGCCCGTCAAATGGTCATCAAATCGGCAGCCGCCGTTGCTGATGTGTTATGGTGTTCAACCGAAAGTATTAAGCAGACTTTTGGCCGCGAAGATGCCTGGGTGATACCCAACGCAATACTTCCATCCGATTTGCCGACCGAGCCAGCGCCAAACAACCGCATCGCTGCATGGCGTGGACGAGAGCAGCAATACATAGACGCTACGCTCCAAATGTGGGCATCGGGATGGTATGATAAGATCAAAGACATACCGGATAAGTGGTTGTGGATGGGCTGGATGCCGATACCAAACGTTGCACCTAAAACCATATTCCTAAAATACGACAATATCCTAAAGTATATGGATTTTCTCAAAGGTTCCGGCATCAATATCATGTGGAAACCTTTGTACGATTGCAGGTTTAACAACGGCAAATCCAATATTGCATGGCTGGAGGCGACAATGGCAGGCGGTGTGTGTGTAACCAATTACGCGGGCAAACCGGGATGGGAGTATTGTTTGCCGGATTTCGATTTTGATACGAACGTGCTGAAGCGAAAATGGAAAATGAGCCGGGATGTAATTTACGATAATTACAACCTTCACAAATTGGCCGAACTCAGACTTAAATCACTATTGGAATGTCCTTAATTCACAACGCTAACTATTTTGCTCGGTATGGTTTTCACTTGGGCGAAGGCAGAAGCGCACGCAAAGCATGGGAGGCAACCGAGCGCGATTTATCTGAGCAAACAGGCGGCTTTAGGCGATTTACAAATTATCACTCGTTTGCCGTTGCTTTGTCCAATTTCAAGCGAGGCGAACTCGGAAAAAATGTGCTGCTTAAATTCGACAAAATAAAATAATTTGCAAATAATCTAAACGCCTATTTGCAATAGGTGCGGCCGTATTTTTGTAGCAAATTTTGCGAGTGAAAATATTTGGTTGGGATATATCGTTCAAAAAGCAGGCGCGCTCTTTCACGGGTCAAAACTTCGTGATGGAGCGCGCTCGCTTTTTGCCGACCACGCCGACCAGAGCAACGGATAAAAGTATTCTCGGGCTATCACCAGTCTGGAGCGCAATCCGATATATCAGCGAAGGCGTAGCCATGTTACCACTTGATATTTACCGCCGCACGCCGGACGGCAATATCAAGACGCCGAATCACCAACTTCAATACCTGTTAAGCGAGCGCCCGCACGCGCATTACAGTAAGTTCGACTTTCTTAGCGCACTAATTGCAAATGCCTGCATGGGTGACGGCTTTGCCCGCATCCACTTTTCAAACGGCGTGCCGTATGCACTTGAACACATACCGCGCGAAATTGTCACCATTGAACTTTTGCAATCTGGATCGCTTGTATATCATGTTTGGGGCAATCCGGCACCAACCGATGTAACAAGCGGGATGACTATTGTAGCCACGCTGCAATCGTATGAGGTGATCCACATTAAAGGCGTTACTTTCAACGGCATGAAAGGCGAACGCCTGACATTGACCCACAAAGACGGATTCGGTGCGGCGCTTAGCGCCCAAAATTATACCAAAACATTCTTTGAGAAGGGCGCAGCCGTATCAGGTGCGCTTGTTTATCCGAACGCGCTAACAAAAGAGCAGGCCGAACGCGCGCAAAGCAAATTTGCAAGCGATTACGCCGGATCGGATAATGCCGGGCGCGTGATGGTATTGGATGCCGGGGTTAAGTTTGAGAAATTTAGTTTGGGGCCGCAGGAGGCCGCTTTAGTTGACTTCCGAAATTTGAGCGTAGAAGATTGCAGCAGGATATTTAAAATACCGCTGCACATGCTGTCCAGCCTTGACCGCTCCACTTATTCGAATATTGAGCAGCAGGAAAATGATTTTTATACCCATTGCCTTCCGACGTGGACTCAAAAAATAGAACAGGAGTTTAACTATAAGTTGTTTACCCGGATCGAGCGCGAAAAAAAGCGCGCTTTTGTGCAGTTCGACTACACTTTTGTCCGCATGGGTGACAGCCAAAGCACGGCGCAACTGATCAGCAGCACTATACAAAACGGGATAATGACTCAAAACGAATGGAGGCAGCGCCTTAACCTGCCTACCATGCCGGACGGCAATGATCGGTATATTCAGCAAAACATGGCACCGGTCGCCATGCTCGCAGAACTTTTGGAAGCCAAAGCGGAAAAATTAGAAGGGCCGGAAGAGCCGGAAATAGAAGAACTGGATGACGACACCGAAGAACAACCGGCGGCAACGCCTCAAACCATTGAACAATGAGTATAGAGCGCAGATATACCGTATCAGATTTTGAAGTTCGGGCCAAAGAGGACGGCAAAACCGTTGTACGCGGTTACGGCCTAAAGTTCGGCGTTCAATACGATATGGGCTGGTTTACTGAAGAGATCAGCCGGGAGGCCCTAAATGAAGCCGATCTTTCCGACATCCGTATTTTGCTCAATCACGACCCAAACATCATTTTGGGCCGTACAAAAGCAGGAACGGCAAAGGTGACTATTGATGATGTGGGCCTGTATTACGAAGCCGAACTACCCGACAGCCCGAACGGGCAAAACGTGCGCGTAGCCTTAGAGCGTGGCGATATTTCGCAAAGCTCATGGGGCTTTATGCTCAAGTACGAAAATGACGCGACTCCGGATGAATGGACGCGCAAAAACGGCAAAGATCACCGCGTGATTAAGCGCGTGTTTCAAGTATTCGATGCATCGCCGGTAACATTCCCGGCCAACCCGGACACGACGGCCGCAAAGAGATCAAAGGAAACATACGAAAAAAATCTATTCAACAAACAGGCTAAACTGGCGGAGATCGATTGCATCCTCGCCTCATACCAATAAAATTTTTACCACGCTATGAAAAACAAAGTAGAGGCACAGCAGGCAGCCGCCGAAGCAGCAGCAAAAATTGCTGAATTGCGGGCAAAAGCCGAAACTGGCGTATGGGGCGATGCTGAACAATCCGCCCTTGATAACGCCAAAAAATCACTTGCAGACGCGCAATCCGCTGAGAAGCGCTTTGCGGAATTTGAACAACTGGAAATGGCCACCAGCACCTACAAATCCGGACAAGACCAACGCTCGGCAACCACCACAGCCAGCAACCCGATTACGGTCAATTACCTCAAGCAAGAGAACCGAGGCGACAACGAAGAGAAGGCCGCCAAAATGTTCTCGATGTTCGACGCCGCGCGCCAAATTATGCGCCATGAAAGCCTATCCGGCTTTTGCGCCGAGATTGATCAGGAAGGCAAACGCGAAGCCCGCAACAACGGCATCGACAAGTACGGCACCGGCAACATCACCCTGCCCGCTTGGATGGTATCCCAGCAGCGGAAGATGGAAAAGCGCGATATGCTCGCAGGCACCACAACGGCCGGCGGCTTCACGGTACAAACCGAAATCGGCGAACTGATCCCGTTCCTTGATCCGCGTCTTTCCGTTTTGGAAATGGGCGCAACCTACCTTCCCGGGCAAACCGGAAACATCGACTTTCCGCGCAATAATGCCGCCGCGACCGTTGGCCGCAAAACCGAGGTAGCGGCTGCTGATGAAACAGACCCGACCTTTGACCGCCTGCAACTGGCACCGGTGCGCTACACGGCATTCACCGACGTATCAAAGCAAGTAATCCTGCAATCCAGTATTGCGATGGAAAACTTTGTGCGCAACCGGCTGAACGAAGCGCTTTTTCGGAAACTGGAAGAGGAATGCTTCACGAACTCGGACAACACCGGTATCTTTAACCTGGCCAACGTGAACGACATCACCATCGGCGTGAACGGCGGTAATTTGACTTGGGCGCTTACCGTTGCCTTTGAGACCGAGGTAGCGGCTGACAATGCCGACATGGGCACGCTTGGATACCTGTTTACGCCACAAGTTGCGGGCAAACTGAAAACCACGAAGCGCGATGATGCTGGCAACGGCTTCATTTGGGAAGGGCCTAACAGCGGCGCGCTGGTTAACGGATACCGTGCAATGGCCAACAACCTTCTGCCAAAAAACCTTACCAAAGGCGCTTACAACAGCGTGCTTCACGGCGGTGTATTCGGCAACTGGAGCGAACTGATTATC